GGAGCGCGCTGCGCAGCACCGGTCGCCGCCCGGAGCTCACGGAGCCGTTCAGCCCGTTCCTGCCCGGCCTCAAGGCCAGCCTGTGCGCCTATGAGGGTGTCGGCTGCTAAGCCAGGGAGCGCGCCAGTGAGCCCACCCGTAGCGGTGAGGGCTGCGGACGGGGCCTGTGCAAGCGCCTTTCCGGCTGCGACCGCCGCGTCTGCCGCCGCCGATGCCGCCGCCGCGTAGTTGCCCTTTGCGGCCTAGTCCAGCGCCCGATTGATGCCCGCGAGCACATCGAGCAACGACTGAAACGGCGCGATGATGTCGTCTGCGATGTTGCTAATGCCCGTAGTGAACCCAGACAGCGCGCCCTTGATGACCTCGACGGAGATGACGACCGCCTCGGATAGGTCGAACACGAGGTTTGCGCCGCCGCCGAACGCGTCAACCAACTGCCCCTTTACGCCATCGAGGACCACCCCGAGCTCGGCAACCGCGCGCTGCCACTCTCCGGCCGATTGCGCGGCCCGAGGGCCGACACCGACGCCGAATTCATCGGCGAGCGCGACGAACGAATCCAACTCCGAGCCCGAAAGCGCCTGAAGCAAGCGCCCGCCAGCGCGCCCGAGCGTTTCGACCGCAAGCGCCGACCGTTGCGCCGACGGTTCCATCGCATTCAGCGCGGCGAGGGTCTCGCGGAGGACTGCATCCCCGTCCCGAATGTCTCCGTTTGCGTCGGTGACGGACACGCCGAGCTCGGCGAATGCCTCCGCGGTCGCGTTGCCGCCCCGTGCCGCGTCGGACACCCGCCGGCCAAACTGGTCGAGGCCCGAGGTGAGGGCCGCTAACTGTAGCCCCGCGCCCTCCGCGGCGAGTCGTAGCCCCTGGAGCGTGTCCGTGGCGATGCCCGAGCGGGTAGACGCGTCCGCGATGTCGTTGCGGAGGTCGGCTACCTCCTGCGCAGCCGCACGAAACGACACCACAGCGGCCGTAGTTGCCCCGGCAAGGCCCGCGGCGCCGATGGCGGTAGTCAGGCCCCCCACCGACGACAGGAGCCGCCCAGCGCCCGTCACGGCCCCGGAAAGGCCACGCGAGAGGCCGGACTGCGCACGCGCAGCAGAAGTCGACTCCTTGCCCATCCGGTCGAGCTGCTTGGAGGTCTGGACCGCCTCGTCGCCGAGGTCGTCTACGGCGCGCGTGGTCTTCTCGGTCTGGTCCTCGAGTCGCTTTGACCCGGTGACTGCGGACGCGGTGCCCTGCTTTGTCTGGTCCTTGAGCCGGAGGACGTATTCTACGATTCCGTCTGCCATCTCAGCTCCCCGGTGCGGGCATCACCCACATGACGTGTTGGCCGTTGCGCTGTAGCCATTGCCGCTGCGAATCGACACCCGCCGCCGTGCAGACCCGGCACATCAGGAGGTCAAGCCACATCGACAGGACCGGCCCATCACCCGGCCGCCGCAGCCACGTCGCCGGACTCCGACCGTACCGCCTCGCCATCTCGTCCAGCATGTGCGCCGTCCTCGGGTCCGCGGCGAAATCGGGCCGCACGCGTAGCCGCCTCGATGTAGTCCTTGAGCGCTACCCCGGCGACCTGCCCCACCTCAAGCGAGGGAAGCCGGCCAATCCAGAAGCGGCCCGCGCTGGGGTCCTCGGCGCCCTCGTCCAGCACGAAGCGGAACGGCTGCGACTCGCCCCCCGGCGCGCGGACATGACGGACCGTCAGACACGCGATGACCTGGAGGTGTTGCAGGTCTGCGGCGGTCGGCTCACGCGCGGGCTTGTCGCCCTCGACCCCGGCCACGAGCCCGAAGAGGGTGGACGCGTGGTTGTCAAAGTCGCCGGGGGACAGCGGGATGCACCCGAAGTCGAGACGACGCCCGAGCCCCGCGGTCTCCACCCACGTCGGTGCAGCAAGTGCGGCAAGGTCGAGCATCACGAAGCCTCAGCGGTCGCGTCGTCGTTGACGAGTGTGAAGCGCAACACGGGGCCGGTCCCGTCGTCCCGCGGCTCAAAGATGGCCGACTCTTCGACCAACCCGACGGACTGTGCGTCAAGCGCGACCCCCTCGGGAATGAGCGAGTTGAAGAGAACGATCCGGAACGAATCGGTCCCGCTGGTGAACGTGATTGCGCCGTCGCTCTCGGTGCCCGCGGTCTGCGCGTCTGCCCAGTCGTCGGAGGTCTTGTAGCGGGTCGCAGTCAGGCGAGCGTTGCGGATGCCCGTCACCGCGGCGCCGTTGATGCTGCTCGACCCGAAGCCGCGCAGACCTTCCACGGCGTTTTCGAGCTCCAGCGACAGCGACCGGAGCGTGTAGTTCGCCGAGTTCCATCCCCAGGTGCCGCCCTGGTGGTACACGATGGGGTCGTCGTGGACTGCAAGCGAGGGCGTCGGGGCGCTGCCCGGTGTCGAGCTCATCGCTACGAAGTTGAGCGACAGCCGCAGAAGCCCCGGCGTCTCGGCCGAGATGGTCGCGGAGGTGACCCGTGCCCCGGCGATGACGTCGCCCTTCTGGAGCGCGCCGGACGAGGACAGGGTGTCCCGCGCCGTGCGGAACGTGACCGCGGGAGGCTCCGCACCGGGATCGAGGACGTGCGTGTAAGGGCCGGCGCCCGAGTCCACCCACGTCCCGCCGATGCAAGCGCGGAGGAACGACGCAAACGCGCCTCCCTTGTAGTAGGAGATAATCTCCATGCTGCCGGACACGTCGACCTGCTCGAGGTACCGCGCCTGTAGGTAGCCGGTGCCGCCCAGAGACAGGTCGTCGATGCGCACGCGGTTCGACACGGCGGTGAGAGACAGCGAGGCGAGACGCGCCCACAGCGCAGCCGCTACAGCGGTGCCCTCGGTGCTCTCGAACCCGATGCCGACGGCGGCATTCCGCCCAAGTAGGACACTGGCCATTACGACTCCTCAGCGGTGTTAGCGGTTCGTACCGCCGCGCAAATGAGTTCTCGACCCGTGGACGTGATGACCTCCACCTCGTCCACGTAGTCGGTGTTGTCAGCAGACCCGGTCACCCACATGAAGACAAGTGTGCGCCCGTCCCACTGCGTCACCCGCGTGTTGGCCTTGACATTGCCGCCCGCGTATGCGCCGCCCACGGTGCGGGTCTCGACCTCGACAACTGCGACCTCTTCGTAGTCAAGCCGGCCATTGAACGGCGCCGACTGGCGCATCAGATGGCGGGTGATGTCGAAGGCGAGATACCTATCTTCGTTCGGCGACAGGCTGTAGGACGCGCGGGGCACATCCTGCCCGACCGGGAGCGGCTGCGCGTCGACGATGGCCTGACCCGGTGCCGGGCGACTCGGAAGGACCGTACCGGTCTTCGGGGTGCTCGCGGTGAACGACCCGGACGAATCTGTCGGGCTGTCCTCGCCCCAGTACAGGTACAGCACGCACGTTCCGTCGGTGCTGTCCGGCACCCACCCGTCGACCTCGATGACCGCTTGCCGGTTCGCGTAGTTCCACGTCTGCCGCTGCCATGTCAGCTCGGTGTAGCCGTCCGAGTCGCAGACCTTGATGCTGTGGCCGCTGGCGTCGACGTTGCCCCAGAACGCCCCGAAGTCACCGGGGATGGCGATAGAAACATCAATCGGCGAAGTCCCGCCGTTGTTGTCGACGGTGACCGGTGCGCGCCATTGGCTGTCAGACGAGAACCAGGACATGACTACAACCTCGCCCAGAAGAGCTCGACCGACATTACCACGTACACATCCCGCGCGCGGCCGTCCGGCTCCGGTCCCGTAACCACCTCGGTCGACACCGAGAGGTCGTGGACCGCCGCCGCGCCGAGATTGCGCGACCCGTGTAGCGCCGCGATGATGTCGGCCTCGAGGTCGTTGCCCGCCGACACCGCCGCGTCGGGGTCGATGCCCCCGGAGACGACGCCCACGAGGTCAACCGCGAGCGTTTGGCCGTACTGCGAAAGGTCGGCACCCGCACCGCTACGGATGTCCTGCCGTGCCCCGAGGTAGAACGCGACGTAGGGCCGCACACGGGACAGCGGCGGGCCGTTCAAATCGACCTGCTCGACCTGCCCCGTAGCCGAAAGGTCGTAGGTGTAGTCTCCGGCGCCGTCGATGCCTTGGAGGATGCCGGTCAGCGCCGTGGCGATGGTGTTGCGATTCGTGGGGCCGCTCATGCCTTACCCTCCCCAGCGATGGACCCCGGCGCCCGGAAAGCGACGTTGAAAGCATCCCCGAGCGTGCCGGGAATCTCGGCGCGGGTGTCCCACCACGCGCGGCGCGCAAAGCCGGTCGCGGGCACCTCGGTTTTTTTGCGGAGCCACCACCGCACGACATCCTCGTCGCCGACCCGCTCTACCAGTGCCGCGAGACCAAAAAATAGGTACTGGAATCGTAGCGGCTGGGGGTAGTCCCGCGGTGATGCGTAGCCCGCGCCCCCGGCGGCCGTTTTGACCTCGGGTGTCGGGATGGCGAGCCACTTGCGCCGAACCGGGCGGATGGTGCCGCCCTGGTCTTGGATGCGGGCATAGATGAGGTTTCGACCGCCCGTGCGCCCGCCCGCCGAGAGGATGGCCGAGAGCGGCGACCCCTGAACCGTGCGGCCGAAGAGCTGCACCTGACCCGATTCGTCGACCGCTGAAACAGTGCGCCCGGTCTGCACGACACGCCCCGCGATGGACCGCCGCAGGGAGCCCGAGCGCGACCGGGGCCGCGTCGTCGCATTCTCCACGGCCCGCGATTGCATCTTGAGGGCGAGGACCGTAGCCCGTCGCTGTAGCACCGCAGCAAGCCGCGGACCCGCAGACGAGCACCGCCGCTCCCACTCCTCCGGCGACAGCCGCTCCACTACGGCACCGCCAGCACGTACCGGGCGAGCATTTCGCGCACCTCGGGGAGTAGCGAAAGCGGCGCGATGGACCGGGAGCCGCCGCCGCGTGTCGAGGTCGAGGTCGACCCCGCGGCGGATGTGTTGGACGTGAGGTGCGCTGCCTGTGTGATGGCCGCTTCAGTCAGCACGGGGTGGTCGGCGACCGTGTAGCCCGCGGACGCGATTACCTTGTTGGCCCGCGGAGAGGTCGACCACCCCGCCGTCGCACCCACGAGGAGCTCAAGCCGGCGACCGTCGGCGACGTATTCGGACGCCCCGAGGAGCGTGTCCGCCCCGTAGGTCTGGTCGGGGTCTACGTGCACCGACGTCACCGACAGGACAGGAGGACACGGCAGCACGAGGACGTTTCGGTCATCCCCGGTGCCGATGTCGTAGCGCCCCGGATACATCGTGTAGGCGGCGGCCTCTATCGTGTGGGCGCCGCTGTCCGGGACGGGATGCCCGCAGTAGCGAGCGAACGACGCATCAATCCGGGCGAGGACCACCCCAATCGTCGCGTCGTCTGCGGAGGACAGTCCAGGCACGAGGGCGCGGACCTGTTCGGCCGTTGCGAGTCCCATGTCTCATCCCTCCGCGAGTAGTGCGCGCGTCCGGTCGTCGATGGCTCGCACCACCGACTCCCGAGCCGCCCCGGCAACCTCTCGGTCACGGAGCGGCCCGAGCACACCGTCAAGCGCGCCGGACGCGACACTCTCGACAATGGACCGCGCCCCGCCCGAAAGCGCCCCGAGGGGAGCCACGGGTGCCGGGTAGGTGGCCCGGATGGCGCGGTCGTAGACCATCAGTCGGCCCGCACTCGCTCCAGGGTGACCTGCACCGTGCCCGCGATGGCGACACCGGTACCGGGCTTGGTGATGGCCACCTTGACCGCGCCGCCGTCGGCCACGAGGTTGCTGCCCGCGCCGGACAGTGCGACCGAAGCCACCCCGCCGTCGGAGATGTCGCCCGAGTCGGTGGTGGTGGTCGACACGGTGCCGATGGACGTGCCACCCACGGACGCGGTGAACGTCGCGTAGTTGGTGTCGTTGGCGGTGACGGCGCCGTCGGCCACGAAGTCGACGGCGACCACCTTGGCCTTGCCGCCGGTCCGGTTTGCGCAGAACAAATCGGCGGCGGTGCCAGCGGTGGCGGCGGCGACGGGGATGTAGAGCGCGGAGCTCATGCGTTCGGAGTTCATTGGTACCCCCTCACTTGCTCATGTTGTAGGCGTAGCGCACGGCCTTGTCCGAAGACTTGGTCATGTCCTTGAAGCCGACCCGCTGGCGAGCCCGCAGGTAGGTGCCGCCGATGGTGATATCGTTCTGCAAGGCGACAGTCGCCCCGGCGCGCATGACGTTTCGGAACATGCGGCGGTTGAACACGACGTAGCCGGTGAGGTTGGTCGTGCTGTTGTCGTACACACCGGACGCGTTCAGGTCGGCGGGCATGGCGTCGGTCATCAGGATAGGGTGATCGGCGATGCTCGCGACCTCGCCCGAGGCGATGGGGGCGCGGTTGCCGTAGTCGTTGGCGCTCACGATGCCCGAGAGGTTGACGAAGTTCGTCAGGTAGCCCTCGGGGCTGGTGATGATGGGCATGTCCTGCGGCACCGACCGGGGGCCACCGACGGCGTTGATGTCGGCAAACAGCGTGGTCAGACTGTGCGTCGAGCGGTCCACACCGTTGGAGTCGTCCAGCGCCATCGCGCGAAGACCCTTGAAGGTCCGGCGGTAGTCGATGCTTCCGGCGTCCACCGCACCGAAGTAGCCGCGCAGGTCCCAGTTGGCGAGGTCGTCCTGATGGCTGGCGGCCGTGTCGCCGTTCATGATGCACAGGCGGCGGCCCATGGCGAGCGACATCGAGATAGCCGACCGGATGAACGGGAAGGCGGCCACGATGCTGTCGGCGGCGGCGTCTTCGTGCACCAGCACCATCGAGTACATCGGGCTTGCGGTCAGGGTGAGCTTGTCGGTGTCCACGCTCGACTTGGCCAGCGCGGCCGG